CTAAGGCATCACCGTCATTGTCTGTGCTAGGAGCAGATGACTTAGCACCAAGGTATCTGTCATCAAACGAATCAAAACTAGCTGCTGCAGAGGTTGCACTAGAAGCTGCTGCTGTTGCACTACTTGCTGCTGCAGTGGCACTTGAGGCAGCGGCTGTAGCACTAGAAGCGGCTGCAGTAGCTGATGTTGCTGCATTACTACCTGATCCCAGAATACTATCAACATATGTCTTGGTTGTCAAGTCTGAATTTGCACTTGGTGTATAACTTGCAGTAATTTTATTACTACCTGCATCTACTGCACCTGTTAGAGTACCACCTGCTAATGGTAAAAATGTATCAGTTGTATATTTCTTAGTTGCTGCATCTTGGTTAGCTGTTGGATCACCTAAGCCTGTAATCTTAGCTGTACCCATAGCTATAGCACCACTCATTGTACCACCTGCAAGTGGTAGCTTGGCAGCTATACTATTTGTAATTGTCGTGCTAAAACTTGCATCATCGTTGATAGCTGCAGCTAGTTCGTTGAGTGTGTTTAATGTTCCAGGTGCTGAGTCTACAAGTGCAGATACTTCTGTATCGACATAGTTTTTAGTAGCAGCATCCTGTGCATTACTAGGATCAGTAACGTTAGCAATTGTTGTACCTGTAACGTCCAGTGTTCCGTTGACTGTCACGTTGTTAAATGTAGATGTACCAGAACCTGCAGTTACGTTACCAGTCACATCACCACTAATGTCACCAGTAATGTTACCAGTTATATTACCTGTAATGTTACCTTGCAAGTTACCAACAAAGCCAGAGCTTGCTGTAATTGTTGTACCTGTTATGGCTGCAGCACTATTAGCCCCGATAATAGCACCATCAATAGCACCACCATTAATATCAACAGTAGCTAATGTCGCTTGACCAGATGTTGACACAGTTGTAAAGCTACCTGCTGCAGCACTAGAAGCACCAATAATTGTACCATCTATGTTACCACCGTTTATGTCTGCAGTTGCTACAGTTGTAGTTCCTGTAGCGGTTAGTGCAGTGAATGTACCTGCTGCTGCTGTAGAAGCACCTATTATAGTGCCGTCAATGTTACCACCGTTTACATCTGCTGTAGTTACTGTAGTAGTTCCTGTTGCAGTAAGATCAGTAAACGTAGCTGCACCTGCAGATGCTGCACCTATTGTTGTACCGTCTATTGCACCTCCGTTAATGTCTATGTTAGAAAATGTGGCAGAACCTGTTACAACTACAGAGTCAATATTACCAACACCATCTACGTACAGGTCTTTAAATTTAAGTGAGGAACTACCAATGTCAATATCGTCATCAGTTACAGGAACAATAGCACCGTCTTGTATACGTACTTGCTCTACTGCAGATCCACCTACTTCACTAAAGAAACCTATGCGGTTATTACTAGTATCTATTACAACTTTGTTTAGTGCATCGCTGTCAGCTATCAAAGGTACGTAACCACCTTCAGTGGAACTACCATCGTGCTTGTGTCCAGTAGCTAAAGCAAAAGCATCTCGTAGAGCATTATACTCTGCGTTTACTGGTGCAGCTTTAATAATCGCATTAGCGATAATGTCAGCTGCTGATTGTCTTGAATAACCTGCCATGTTATAACCTGTCTCCTACCCCAAATGTAATCACTAAGCCTTGTATACTGTGTGATGCATCTGTGTCATTAGTTACGAATTTTAAAGATGCGGATTTACCAGACCCTGATATATTAGTTCTTTGAACTGGTGATGGATTACCATCAAATATTGCAGTGCTATTATACGTAGCCTCATTAAAAAAAGCTGCTGCACCTGCTGTCGATAAATTAAAGTTAGTTGGATTTAATGTATCTACGTCTTCATAATCATACACTGCCGACATAACTATTGTATTATCACCTTCAGAACGTAAATAAGTAGCTACATTATAAAATATTTTTCTTTGCTCTGGATCTTGCATATGAAAGAAAGGAGTTTGAAAAATACTAAATATTGGATCTCCACCAAAATTATTACCTATTTCTTGCTGCTGTACTTTACCTGCTGAAGTACCGTGTATAACAATTTCGTTTTGTCCTATGTAACCACTAGCTGCACATGTAGCAGTAATACCTAACATTTGACTGTACTCGAACTGAAGACCATTAGGTGTTTGTCTAAAACCGCCTATAATACCTTGAGAATCTGCCCCTGCAAAAAAATATCTAAACTGTGTTTTTTGTCTAATTACTACTGCATTTAAACCCTCAAGGTCAATATCAAATATAATGTCTGTAAAAATAGACTGAATGTTTTTAGACACTGTTTCTAAATTAACGTCACCAATCTTTGCTGTACCTGAAATAGGACGTAGACCATCTTGAGATAAGAATAATAAGTCGCCACCAATCTCTATAACACTATCTGTAGCTAGACATCCAAGGTCATCTGTAACAGTTTGTAGTACAAAGTTAGCTAGTGCAGTACCACCTAGTTTTTTAATATTAGTAGAACCAAATATAAATAGTTCGTTTCTAAATGATTTAATAGCAACTATAGGAAAACCTACATTTATTACACCTGCACCGTTACTTGAAGCAAAGTCTGTTTCTGCTAATGGAGCACTAAAAAATAACTTAGTTGGGTGTGCAGGATCACCTGCTAAGAATAAATGGTTTTGAAATATTGCAGAAAACTTTGGGTCAGTAGGAGCATCATTATGTGTAATCTGTGTGTAAGTTGTACCATCATATGTAGCTGCAGGATTTATACCATCTGTTAAAACTACTTTTGGTGTACCAAAGTTATACCTAGAAAACCTAACTTTAGTTACCCCTACCATTGTAGGTGAACCTGAAGTTGATACAGCATCCCAAGCTGAACTAGAATCATTCCATTTATGTAAGTAGTTGTTACCTGATGATGGTTTTCTACAAGCTAGTATGCCATCGTTAATACCATCTGCTACACAAACACCTAATACATTTCCTGTTCCTGTAACTGTGCCATAATTATTAGCAAATCCATTTATCTTTCTGTAGCCACCAGTAACAGCAGGTTCATAGTTAATCAAAGATACAGCAGAACCAGGTTGGTTCTCACCCTGAGATAACACATCTCTGCTAGTGTTCAGTCCTCCTTGACAGAAGACTTTAAAGGAAGCTAAATTTTCTGGCATTACACAATACTACTAATAGTGTTACTAAATGATTTGTTTCTTTGTATTACCGTTGACCTAACATCTAGTGGATCGTCCATAAGTATACGTCTCATAGATCGTATACCATCTTGAAAGTTTTGTTGATGTATAGCAGCACTTTGATCATTAGATCTAAATCTCATCATGTACATCATTGCACCATCAATAACAACATGGTTAAACCTATCTGGTATTACAGATGTATCATTAAAAGCAGTTAGGTCAGCAGGAAATGAAAAGTACACATATTCTACTACATAACTATCGTTGGGTACAGGTGTAACACCAAACTTTGCTTCTAATGTTTGATAGACACGTTGTGGTGCTGATATACCAGAACCAGAGTCACCTTCGTCATCTAATCCACGAAACCTTTGAGTATACTCTTCAAAAGATATTGTAGGAAGAAAGCTAGGTGTATTACCTGCAGATCCTAATTTCTTTATATAAAAAGTATCCCAGTCTACAGAAGCAAAATCAGCAGGAAAAGCATATTGCCTAGTACCTGCTGCTAACGTCTGTGTGTTTGTTGTTTTTAAGAATGGAAACTCTTGTCCTGTTTGTACTATATTTCTAATGGAGTTATTAATAGCATCTTTAGCAAGTGCTTGAACATTACGCACTGTAGTAAAGCCATCACCTGCTGTATCTAACGTAACTTCGTTTAAACGAACAAGAAGTTGGTTGACCAGTGTTATGTAAGTTGCCATGAAAAAATCCCTTAGATAAGCTTAAAGGGGCAAGTTTCCCTGCCCCCTAAGTTAGTTATGCAAGTGCATCACGGTCTACTTCATTAGCAGTACCGTCATTACCTATATCTGTGCAATCCATCATCCATGCCCAAATTCGGATCTTGCCTGTAGTAACAGCACCACCAGACAATGTTGCAATTGTCATGTCGATGTTGTCATCAGCTACAGCCATTAATGGTTGGAATGCCGCAGGGTTT